CAGCAAAATACAAAGTTATGTATAAATAATGATAAAATATCTGGATTTATGGATAATCAGTTAATTGGATTAAATAACAAAGCCAAAATAGAAGGAATAAAAGAAATTGATGATAAAGCAAAAGTAAGATTTATAGCAATAACAGATGGAAAAGAAACAGATATGTGTCATAGTTTAGAAGGACAGATATTTTATATAAATAAAGAAAACGTATTTAATAGATATTATGGAGAAACGCAAAAAGAATTGATAATACAAGAAATTAGATGTAATGGATTGGTATTGGGATTAAATCTTCCACCAATAAATCATCATTTTCACTGGTGTAGAAGTACTATTACATATCAAATACCAAATAATAACATAGAACTTGAACAAAATAAAAAGTATAGTTTATTTGATAGCATGTATGAAAAAAGTATAGAAAAACACAATTTCAAGAAATTGAATATAGAACATATAGATAAAAAAGCATTAAACAATATATTAAATAATATGGAAAAAGTATATAAAGACTTTCCAAAAATAAAAGGAAAAATAACACAAATAAAAGAAATAAAACATCCAAATGGCGGAATAAGTATTGAACCACAAAATGATGGAACATATATAATGGAAATAAATAAAAAATTCTTTAACAATAAAGAAATTGCTAAAAAAGAATATCAAAAAACTATAAAATCAAAGTATCACCCACAAAATAGTAATTATAAAGACATGGGAATACATGAAGCGGGGCATATGGTATTAAGCGAAATTATTAAAAAGAAATATAAAGATAGAAATGCAATAGCAACTGATTGGAATAATAATATAACTTCACAACAAATATTAAATAAGGCATTTCAAAATTGTAAAATTAATGGTAGAATAAATAAAATAAAATCTATTAAAAATATTTCAATCTATGCAATACAAAAAGATGCTTCAGAGGCAATAGCGGAGGCTTTTGTTGACTATTATGTAAATAAAAATAAAGCTACAAACTTAAGTAAAGCAATAGTAGATATTATGAAAGGAATGATTTAATATGATACCATTAATACATCCGTGGACAGATTGGCAAGAAGATGATATAGCTTCAGATGATTTATATGCTTGGAAATGGAAAGACAATACACCAGAAGAAATAAAAAAAGAATATAAAGAATGGGAAAAGTTTTATAATGAAAAAATGAAAATAAAATTCTAGCACTTACTAAACGGTAAGTGTTATTTTTATGGAAAGAAGGTGCAAAAAGATGTGGCTATTAGTATTAATAATAAGTATTAAATTACAAATGCCAGCATGGTATTGGAGTATATTTACTATACTTACACTTATAAAACCAATAATATGGGTAATAGAGAAATATTTAGAAAATGAAATAAATAAAAGTTTAAAAGAGCTAATAAAAAACAAATAAGTTATCAAAATTTTATAATTATAAATAAAAAGCTAAGTCGACTAGCTTTTATTTTTATGCCCTAGATAAGGCTTAAAACTGTCTTTTTAGTTTGGTTAGGTTTCCGTAAAAAATCAAAATTAGTTTGGTTATAACACCGTTAAAAGTTAAGGAGGAAATGTTATGGAAGATAACAAAGAAAATATGGAGACTACTGCCGAGAGTGTAGAAACAGTTGAAACATCAAAAGAAGAAGTAAAAACTTTTACTAGAGATGAAGTAAACAAAATAGTAAATGCTGAAACAAATAAAGCTCTTGAAAAATATAAAGAGCAAGTAGCATCAGAAAAAACAGAAGCTGAAAAATTAGCAAAAATGAAAAGTGATGAAAAGCTTCAATATCAATTAGAAAAAGAAAAATCTGAAAAAGATAATGCACTTGCAGAATTAAATGCTTACAAGTTAAAAGAACAAGCATTATCAATAGCAAGTGAAAAAGGATTAGATGTATCTTTATTAAATTTAATCAATTTCAAAACTACTACAGCAGAAGAATTAAGTACAACCATAGATAATATAACATCTGTATTTAATAAAGCTGTAGAAAAAGTAGTTAATGAAAGATTAAAAGAAGATACACCTATAACTAAAACATCTAGCGCAGTACAAACAAAAACAGTTGCTAGAGCTAGTTATTAAAATAAGAAAATAGGAGGAATTAAAAATGGAAGAAAAAATAACACAAGAAGCATTAAATATTATGATGCAAGATGGCACAACAAAAGAAAAATTAAAAGAAGTATTAAATGGAGTTTTAGAGAACGTATCCGCAAGAGCAGTATCAGAACAAATCAAAGCTAAAAATGGATCTGGAAATCCAGAAGGTGGAGTAATTGAATATAAAAGATTTGTAAATGCAGAATTACAAGACAAAGGTACTGCAAGAAAAGCTGGCGAAGGAAACAAAGTAAAAGCAAAACCAGTTAAAGTATATATTGACGATGACAAAGAAATAGTAGAAGAATTACAAGGGAAAGATGTTAAATTATATGGTATTGATGGTATGGCAGAAAGAAGAAAAGTAAATCATCAATCAGCTATAATTAGATACTTAGATAGAGAGTTTTTTAAAGAAATATTAAAAGGAACAAAAGTTGAAGCCAAAACTACAATACAAGACACAATAGATGATTTACTAGAAAGAGCAAGAACATTAAAAAATGATTTCATAGATGGAATAGAATCAGACATGCTTGTAATTGTAGTAGATAGTACATATAGAAAAGGAATGAAGAAAGTACTTGACGAATTACCAAATGGAACAGACCCAAAAGAACAGGCTATTGGTATGTACGATAGTGTAAGAGTATATGAGTCAATAAGAATGCCAGATGGTGTACATTGTGCAGTTATGATTGATGGAGCTATTGCGCAACCATACTATGTTTCAGAATATAGTGCAGAAAAGATTCCATTTGATGATGCAGTAGCATTAGAAGATTACTTATATAAAGGGACACAAGCATTAATGGAAGATACTATATTCTATGTTCAAGATACAACAGTGGCAAAAACAAGAGCAAAAACAGAATAATTAAGGAGGCAATAGAATGGAACAAATAGACAAAATAATAGCAGATTTAGGAGCTAATTATCGAGAAGAAGATGAAGAAGTTTTAAAAGAAATATTAGAGGAAGTAAGTTCTATTGCCTTTAATATTTCAAATAATAAAAATAAAGAACAGTTATTTCCATATGTAAAAAGAGCAGTGAAGGCTATATATTTAACTAGAGGGAGCGAAGGATTACAAAGTCAAAATGTTGGAAGCATGTCATATTCATATGAAGATATTATCGAAAAGTTAAGAAATGATATTATAAAAAACGGTCTAAGGAGGCTGAGATAATGTTATTACGAGATTTAACGAAAGTATACATATCAGAATATGAAACAATAAACAATCATGGTGAGAAAAGTAAAAAATGGAAATTTAAAGGTACTGCATGGCTTAATTTACAACAAGATATTAATGAATTAGATAGGAAACCAACTGGAGAAGTAGATTATAGTATAGTTAATGCAAGAACAAATAGAAATTACGATATATTAAAAGGAAATGGAATATCATTAACAGATATATCAGAAAAAGAAAATTTTGTACCAGACTATACTGTGATTAACAATCCTAAAATAGGAAATACAACACTATATAAGCTGGAGAAATATAATGGGAATTAGTTTTAAATGTAAAATAAAGGGATTAGACAACCTTGAAAAGAAAGTAAATAAAATAGTCAAAGAACTTCCGAAAAAAGTAGAAGAAAGCATTGAAGATATATTAAAAAATATACAAGGATATGCAATAAGACTTGAAAAAGCACATAACGAAGATGGAATTTTAGTAGAAATGGTCGAAAACTCAACAATGGAAGTAAAAGGAAGAGTATATACAAGTAAAGACAATATGCCTTATGCAATGTTTGAACATTGGGGAACAGGAGATTATAGAGAATTACCACCAGTAGGAACAACAAAACGATTTTTAGAAACAGGTGGTTCACAATGGTTTATACCTGTTTCAAAGGTGGAAAAAGCATTACATTATCCAATTATAGAAATACAAGGAAGTCAATTTTATATAGCTCATGGAGTACAAGCAAACCATTTTATGACAGATGCTGAATTTAACACAAGAAATGAAAATAAGGAAATAGTAAAAAAGAAAATAAAACAATTTTTTGAGGAGGTATGTAAATGATAGAAGAATTTACAATAAAAGATATGTCAGATTTATTATACGATGATTTATCCAAAATAAAAGATGATAATGAGAATGAAACAGAAGCAGTTTTACAAATACCAACTACAGAAAGTGTATTTCCTTGTAGACTAATAAATACTCCATTAGACAGTGTTTTAAAATCTCAAAATGCACTACCAATATTAAAAGATTTTCAAATAACCATAGAACATTGGTCAGATAGCCAAAGAAAATGTATGGAAATGGGAAGTAATACAGATAAAGTATTACAAGAAAGAAATATGTTGAGGACAAATACTCAACCAATAATTTATGATGAAATAACAAAAAAATATAGATTAATAGCTATATATGGAGTTCGTTGGGAAAAACTAACTAACTCTTTTGTATATATAAAATAAAAAATAAGGAGGAATTTAAAATGGCAGGAGAAACACCAGACGTAAGTACTTTAACAAAAGTGTACTATTCAGAAACAAAATTAGGAGAGAGGGTACAAGTAGCATTTACAGAAGAAATACCAGCATTAGAAGAAGCACCAGAACAAATAACAGCAACAGTTTTAGACTTAGATTATGAAATAGCAAGACCAGGAATTAAGAAAGCTGGTACAATAGAAATACCAATTTTATTTACACATACACAACACAAAAAATTAAGAGACTTAAAAGGAAAAGATCTTTATTGGTATTTTGAATTACCTGCTAATACTGCAGAAACAGCAGGTAAGCCACTTGTAAGAAGTTTACAAGGAAATTGTATATTGACAATGGATACAATTACAGCAGGAGAATTTCTAAAAGATAAATTAACAATATATAAAACAAGTGATGTTGAAGAAAGCGACGGCTTTCCAACAGTAAGTGAATAAATTTATTAAGAGCAAGTTAAGGCTTGCTCTCTTTTGCAAAGGAGAGTATAAAAATGATATTAGAAACAAAAAATAAGAAAATTAATTTAGTATTTACTACAAGAAAAATAGTAAATATATCAAATATATTAAAAGGAAAGAATTTTGAAGATTTATATTTTAAAGCAATGAATGAGAATGATTTAGATGCATTATCTAAAATAATATTTTCATTTGCAGAAGATGAAGCTGGTATAAAATCATTTAAAACAAGTGAAGAAGTATATGACTTCATTGATGACTATAAACAAGAAAATAACAAAACATATCAAGATATTTTTAATGAAATGGCAGGAATAATAAATGAAGAGGGTTTTTTCAAAACAAAAATGAACAAAAAGCAACTACAAGAGAAGACATCAAATCCTTTGTCAGGAATAAATATGAACGAAGTGATAAAAAGTTCAGCAGAGAAAGCAATAAGCAAAGTAGCGGAAGAAGAAGTGTTCAAGGGATATATGGGATAGATGATATTATAGATAATATAAAAGAGGCAAGATATTTAACAGATTTAATTTATTCGCTTGAGTCTCTTTCATATTATTTTGGGTTAATGCCTAGTAATTTTTGGAATATGACATATAAAGAAATAAATAAATTTTGTCAAACAAATCTAATAAGGTTACAAGATGATTTTAAAAGAAATATAATATTACAAGAGGCTGTAACAGATAAAATTATACAAGCTGACAGTATGAGTAAAAAACCTAAAATTGTACCTTTAAGAAAGATTTTTAAAGACTTATTTAAAAATTAATAAGAATATAGTATAATATATATAGTTTATTATTAAGGAGATTTATATGTTTAGTTTGTTAGCATTTATTTTTTTATTACCATTTTATATAATAATGTTTGTTTTTAAAATAATTTTATGGTGCATTATAATACCATTTACAATTTTAGTTGGTATGATATTTGGTGGTAAATAAAAATATAAAAAAGCAAAAAAAAGTTTTATTTATCATCAAATTTTGACAAAGTTCGACATAATGATAATGTTATACTCTTTTTATAATAAAAATAAAAGGAGGCAGTTATATGGAAGAAAATAATTACTATAGAATACCAATAAGTATGCAATCATTTTGGTTTTGGTTTATTATAATTGTAATTTTTATAGCGATAAGTGGTGGAATATTATTTTTTTTATTACTATTTCCTATAATTATATTTTTTCAATTAAAAAATAAAAGATATTTATATAATAATAAAGAGCTAGTGATAAAAAAAGGATTAATTTTTAAATCTAATAGAACTATTGCATTAAATAAGATAGAAGAAGTAAATGTAAAAATGAATTTACTAACAGTAATCGTTCAGGCTGAACCAATATCATTAATGCATATAAAAGAATTAAAAGAAGAATCAAATAGATTTATAGAAAATTGGAATAAAAATAGGTAAATGTATAATAAATATAGAATATTATATTGGAGGAAAAATTGGGCAATAATAAAAAACAAAAGCAAAAATAAGTTATATTAATATGAAATTATTAATAAAGAGATAGAAAGAAAAAGAGAAAAAATATTACAATAAAAAGACACTTACTAGGTAAGTGTTTTTTGTTTTGATGAAAGGAGGAATAAATTATGACTGTAGAAGAATTAGAAATAATTGTAACTGCTAAAGTAGAGGAAGCAATAAAACAATTCAAAAAGATAGTACCAGAAATAAAAAAGGCTGTACAACAAACACAAGAAAGTTTTGAAAAAATGGATACTAAAAAAATGACTAACAAAGTAAAGCAAGCAGTACAATTAGTAAAAAAGAAAATAGAAGATTTAAAAAAATCTAATCAAAATAATGAAATAAAGCTAACAGTTAATAATAAAGATGCTCAAAAACAAATAAGTCAAATTCAAAAAGAAATTGATAGTCTACAGCAAAAAATAAATGCACGACAAATGAAACTAAATATAACAAATAATACATTAGATAAAATGAGAGCAGAAGCAAATCAAGCTGTAATAAAAGAAATGCCAGATGCAGGTAATAAAGCAATAAAGCAAGAAACATATAATAGATTAGATAGTAATGTTCAATATACTTCACTAGTAAAAGAAAGCGATAAATTAAATAATGAGGTAATAAAGTATAATTCATTACTAGAAACAGCCAAGCAAGAAATGTCAAGTTTAGGAAATGAAACGCAAAAAACAGGAACTAATCAAGGAAAAACAACAAGTTCTTTTAATGATTTAAAAGGAAAATTGAGACAAGCAAAGGAGGGCGTTGATGCAATACGAAGTATTTTCAGTAAGATTCCTAATATTGCAAAATCTATAACAAATCATATAAAAGGATGGGGAAAGGGACTAAAAAGTGGACTAGTACAGGTAATAAAATATGCAGGAGCATTATTTTCACTTAAAAGTATATATTCAACATTAAGTAGTTCTGCTAGTAGTTGGTTGTCTTCACAAAATGCAGGAGCAAAACAACTTTCAGCAAATATAGAATATATGAAAAATTCATTGGGAAGTGCATTAGCACCAGTGATATTATGGATTACAAATTTACTATATAATATGATGAAAGCAGTACAATCAGTAGTATATGCATTATTTAGAGTAAATATATTTGCAAATGCTAGTTCAAAATCTTATTCTGCTATGGCAAGTAGTGCTAAAAAAGCTAAAAAAGAAAGTCAAAGTTTGGTAGGTATACATAACGAAATAAATAATGTACAATCCAATGATAATTCAGATAGTGGTGGCGGAAGTGAAGGAATGACACCAAGTTTTGATTTATCACAATTGGATAGCCAAATGAGTCCATTAGCACAAAAATTATATGATTTTTTTAAACCATTAAAAGAAAGTTGGGATAATTATGGTGCTGGATTAATAGAACAATTAAAAGTAACAGCAGGACAAGTTGGAGGACTAATTGCATCAGGATGGAGAAGTTTTGAAAATATAATTACAAATGGAACTATATATAAAACGTTAGAATTGATATTAGCAATAATAGGTAATATAGCAGAAGCTTTTTCAAATGCTTGGAATTATAATCGGTAATGGAGATGCAATAATACAAAGTTTAGCGAATGCACTAAATAATTTATTAGAAGCTATTAATAAAATAGTTAAAAGTGAAGAATTTCAGAATTGGCTTAATAATTGTTCAGATAAATTCAGAAAAATATCAGAGAAAATAGCTGAGATTAATTGGCAACCATTAATAGATGCGTTATTAGATATTGGACAAAATTTAGGTAATATTGCATTAGATATATTAAGTGGATTAGTAGATGTATTTAAATGGTTAGTAGAAAATCCAATTGTTGCTGAAATAATAACAGCTATTGCGATAGCATTAAGTATAGTTAGCACTACATTGAGTATATTAATACCGATAATAGAATCTTTTTCTATAATAATGAAAATATTAAAAATAGAGTTATTACCATTTATAGGCATAATATTGGCAATTATAGCAGTTGTCGCATTAGTTATATTAGCAATAATGAATTGGGATACCATTATGAAGGCACTTTCAGACACGTGGGAATGGATAAAACAAAAAGCTGTAGAAATATTTACAGCTATAGCAGAGTTCTTTTCTAATTTATGGCAAGGAATATGTGATGTAGCTACCAATGTTTGGAATGGAATAAAAGAGTTTTTTATGGCAATATGGACAGGAATATCAACATTTTTTAGTGATATATGGAATGGAATTGCAAATACTATTTCGAACGTATGGAACACAATAGTTACAAAAGTAAAAGAAGGAGTATCAGGAGCATGGAATGCAATCACATCTGTATTTGGAAATATAGGAAATTGGTTTCATGATAAGTTTAGTCAAGCATGGCAAGCAGTAAAAAATGTATTTAGTACAGGTGGGGCAATATTTGATGGAATAAAAGATGGAATTTTAAATGGTTTAAAAACAGTAATAAATGCAATTATAAATGGAATTAATAAAGTAATATCAATACCTTTTAACGGTTTAAACACAGCATTAAAGAAAATAAGAGATTTATCAATAGCTGGAATTAGTCCATTCAGTTGGATAGCAACAATATCAGTTCCGCAAATACCAGCATTAGCTAAAGGAGGAGTACTAACACAAGCAACAGCAGTACTAGCAGGGGAATATTCAGGAGCTAGAAGCAATCCAGAAATAGTAACCCCACAAAATATAATGTATGATACGATGAGAAAAGCAATAGAAGATACAGAATTTCATAATAATAATAATGGACAAACTATAAATCTAACTGTAAAAGTAGGCAATAAAAAGCTAGGTCAAGTATTATTAGATGATTTAAGAGATATAACAAGACAAACAGGAAAAGATATAGAAGCTTTAGTAGGAGGATAGAATTATGTTATGGAAATTAAATGGAAAATTAATGAAAACACCATCAACTTATGATGATGATATAGAAGATACAGACAAAGACAGTTACTCATCAATAGTAGATGGGGCACTAATAGATAATCCGATAGCAGTAGGAATGTTAAAATGCAACATGAGTTGGGATGATTTGACAGAAGAAGAAGCAGAAGAATTACTACAAGCAACATATAAAAACCCTATGATAGTTACTATAAAAACTCCAAGTGTTTCACGGTGGTATGTTAGAAAATGCTGAATTTAGAGTAAGTAAAAGAAAATCAAAAATGCATTCAACAGGATTAGAAGAAGACACTTCCAAGTCATATTGGCAAGTGTCTTTTAGTATGATGCAAAAAAAATTAACTCAAGCACAAAAACAGGCTGTACAGGAGGCAAATAATGTATAAAAATGTAAGTAATAAATGGGATAAAAATATCTATAAAAATAGACAATCAGTAATGAATATATATTTTGATAATGTATTAATAAATCCTGATTATATTACCGCTTTTAAAAAGGGTAATACATTATTTGATAAAGAATTAGAATTAGGAAGTACACCAAGTCAATATGTGGAATTACAAATACATAAAAGAGCAAATATTCAAATACCAAAACAAATCAAAATAGAATATGGAATACTAATAAACAATGCCTTAACAGTAGCAGAAGTAAATTCAATGTTAGTAGGAACATTAAATGGAATACCAATAAAAAGTTTATCTGCAAATAATAGTAGCTTTGAAATGATACCAATAGGAATATATAATGTAGATGATTATAACGATGAAGATGATAATGTAATAAAT